CGTCTCAAGGGACTTCAAAATACCCTGGATGGCGTTGATCTCCATCCAGAGATGCACTGCCCGCTCTGGGGTCAGCTTGCCTGCCCGGAGGTCGGTGATGGCCGCGGTCACGACCTTCTCCTGCATCCGCGAGCAAATCTCATTCATGTACGGGAGGCTCTCCGCGAGAAACGCCTGCTCCCTGTTCACTGCTGGGCCACCCCGAGGGCCTGAGTCATCTGGTTCGCCTCCTGGGCCGGGGCACCGCCGGGCTCGGGCGGGGGACCCGCGGCCTGGGCCGCCTGCTGCATGGGCTGGGCCACCTGCTGCATAAGACGCTGACGTTCACTAACTGCAATCTTACTCAGGTCTATGTCCGACAGATGGAAGAGTAGTTGGATGTACTTCTCCAGGTCCACCTTCTGCATGAACGCGGCCAGGAGTTGCTGGTCCGCGGCCATGTATTGGGTGAGCTGCATCAGGTTTTTGATCATCCGCTGCTTCTGGATCAGCATGCTGATGCCATTGGCTTGGAAGGTCACGGGGCGCTTGAGTAGCTCGGCCTTCTGGGCCACGAGCGCATTGTAGAGGTCCGGGCTCGTGCAGGCCCGGGAGAGCAGGGGGTCGTCCTTCTTGGCGAACTGGAGGCCAGTCTGCCAGGTGAGGTTGAGGATCGGGTTGAGGAACCGGCCCTCGACAGTCTGGGCAATGCTCCGGATGAGGGCGGAGCTTGACTCCTGGGTCGTGCTGACCTCGGTGGCGCTGGTCCGCCCCTTGGGCGCGAACTGGCCGAGCCCGATCTCATTGATGTCCGCGGCCTCAGAGAGCTCGCCCTTTAGGGTCTGCCACACCTGGACCGCGTCTGCGCTCAGGGTCCCCATGTCCACGCTGTGCATGAACATCTTGGGATCGACCCCGTCTTCAAGCTGGAACATCTTATTGGGGTAGATGCCTGAGGCGAGGGACTCGGGGTTGGTGAGCATGCTGGGCACGATGGCCCAGACCTTCATCGCGCTGACTTGAACAGCGTCCAGAATGAGGTTCGTGAGGTTGTTGAACGTCCGGGAGATGCTCCCGAAATCTTCCATGTAGGTCCGGCCGTAGACGGAGAGCGGGGCGACGACCAGGGGGCTGTAGACGAGCCAGTCCCTGCCGTGCATGTAGGGGTTCTTTTCCGGGCCGCGGATAAGGTACTTGTCATTCGCCACCACCATGAGGGCGTCTTTGGCGAGGATGGTACCGTCAGCAGCGACCACGGTGGCAATATACTCGTCAATAGTGACGGGCTGCCTGGAACTAGTGATCTGCGCGCCAGAGCCGCTTGACTGCTCTGCCTCGCGCTGGGCGTCTTGGGCGATGCCTTGGACGAGCTGGTCGATGGCCTGGAGGTTGTAGATGTTTTCACCGCGGCCGTCCTTCCTCAGCGCCATGTCCTTCAGCTCGTGCTTGTCAAGCTGCTGTTGGCGGATGCGGTATAGGTTGTTGTAAGTATGGTCCAGCCACACCTTCCGGGGGTCTACGGTCTCAATCGCGACCCGGCCGCCCATCACATCGTCCTTCCAGCCGACGGTCGCGCAGCAAGCCATCATCGCGCCCATCTTGATCTGCTCTTCAAACACCGTGGTGAAGTCCAGGCAGGTGCCTGTCATGTTCTTGCCACTAGTGCTCAGCCAGACGTCGGTCATCCCCTTGATGCTGGTGCAGATGTCGTACTCAGTATCGGCCGGGTCCTCAACCGTGTAGAAGCCATTGGGCCCGGTGATGAGAGCTTCCTTCAAGGCGGCGGCGAAACGGTCCACGAATGAGCTCACCTCGGGCAATGACTCGCGCGCCTGCCAGGTCGCCTTCTTGCTGAAGTCGGTCCGGTTCCAGTAGAGGTCTAGGTTCTCTTCCCACTTCGCGTCGCGGGGGTTGAGGCCGCCCTTGCGGTTGTTGTCCGCCTCGTACTTGTAGCCGAGCAGCACCGGGGTGATCTTGAGGGCGTTCTCCTCAGTCGCACCCTGGAGCAGCTTTTCGTCTTTGTTCTTACGCTTGCGCGGCATGGGCTCGCCTTACAGGGTTGTGAGGGATTGGAGGGTCGCGTCGGCGAGGAAGGCATTGCGCCAGAAGGTGGCCCTCTTCATATAGCCGTCTATGTCCGCACCCTCAGTGAAGTTCACCGTAGTGCCGAAGGCGGTGTAGCCATTACCGTTCCCGAAGAACTCAGTATCGGTGGCCACGGTCCCGGCGTTGCCGCAGAGATGGCGCGAACCGTTCCGGAAGGAGACTGCGATCTTAGCGCCTTCAACGTCGCCCGTGCCTGAGCCTAGGGTGGCGAATAGATTTGTAGTGCCATTGTACTGGAATGGAGCAGTGTTCCCATTGATGCCCAGGCCACCACCTAGGAGTCGGGCGTCCACTCCTGAGCGAATGGGCTTGGCGTGGGCGAACCAGGTGCCGGTTGTAAACTTATCCACATAGCTCGCATTCTGCCAATAGAGCTGCTTCCAATTGCCATCGTAGGCGCGGGTGACTGCGACTGAGGTCGTTGGGATGAGACTAGTGGGCAGTGAAGTTGTCCCAAGCTCAAACTGGGAGCCCCACATAAGGAAGGTGCCGGGGCCGAAGTCGGGGTGAAGGATAACAAATGGGGGTTGAGAGGTGACCTCTCCTACACCAGTTGTGTACTGGCCAGTGAGCCGATACCACCCATTCCCGTAGGGAGTGCCACTCGTAATATCAGTTTGCCCGGCACCATTCCATTGATATAAAAGTGTGCTTCCAGATATGGGTTTTAGGAAGATAGAATAAGTGTAATGGGTACTCTGGGTCAATCCTAAAATATTCTGGAATGTGCCCGTTCCTGGAATTCCTGTAAAGAGCGCGGCGGTCTCTGTTCCATCCGGGGCGGTGCCTACATTCGCTACTGCAGTTGAGCCATTGTATGCTTGCCACACTCCATCACCAATAACTACACTATTACTATTGAGCATGTAGTTAGTAGCCCCGCGCTCGCAGAGCAGGCCCAGGTTGGTGATGCGCGGTGTGGTGGGGCCGAAGGGGATCAGGCGGCCGGCTGTGTCTTGTGCATAAGAGACCGCAGCCCCGCGATTGAAGGGGGTGTGGAGGAAGTCGGTGGCCGTGCTGATCAGGCCTCGGTCACATGCACGGTTCATCGTGAAATCGATGTCTACGTCCGCAACGTAGTTGTCGCGCACCTCGACCCAGGAGGCGGGTTGGCCAATGGCGCCGAGCGCCGCGTCAGGGAGCCGCGTGTTCCAGTAGGCGAACCGCTGAGTGTAGCCCCCTAGGTGGAAGTCATTATTATCGCCGGGGCAACCGATAGCTAATACATTAAAAGTTTGCGGGCTTGTGCCATAAACACCAGTAGCAACAGTATCATTGTTTAATACAATTGAAGCTGTGGCCGGGACACTACTCCAAGCGAAAGCTGCGCGTTGTGTAGCGGCGGCCGTAAATGCATTTCCAGTGGTCACGGTAGAAGTGCCATCTGATACAAATGCGTGACCAACAATGTTAAGCGCAAACTTGCAATCAAGCCCCGTATGAATGCCGGCAAGAGCATTCTCAACTCCTGAGATAGTAGCCCCGTCTCGGCGGAAGAGCGAGTAGCCAGTGCCCTCAGTGAGGCTGAGTATTGTCGCATCCGTATAACGCATGCGGTAGCGTGGGCCGGTGAGGGCTACTGTTGTGGTTGGGATATGGGGAGAGGGGTCGGGAGCAGCTTCTACCTGGACGGACTGCACATACATATACTGGGTGGCGACGCCTACATAGGCAGAGCTATTGTCGCCAGTTGATAGGGCGACTCTTGTGTTGAAGGTAGCGTTCGCGCCTGCGGTCCAGGTCATGTGGACCATGAACCAGTCATTGATAAGCTGCTTCATCCCAGAGCTGGTTACGTTCGCAGTCTTCGTGCCAGGGACACCCTGGGTGAGATTGAACCGGGCTTCATAATCAGCAGCCCCATCATAACCGCCGATCCAGCACCAATCGCGCGTGCCCTTGCGTACAACGGCAGACATGGTATACACGGTGCCATTTACGGCAGTCCAATCGACTGCAGCGCCACCGCTCATATAGTGGATGTTGTTGTCAGTAGACTCTGTAATCTTTCCTTCAGTATTCCCCGTCGGGCCCTGGACATCTGTTACAGAAGTAACGCTAACAGAACTGACGCCCCAGGCAGTGAACGTTTCTGACTGCCTAAGGATATTGGTACGGGGAGGGAAGGTCTGGAGGCCGTTGGTCCCGTAGGGGATGTCAGTATACGCCTTCAAGGTCATCGACCCGTCGGCATTGGTGTAGTATAGGCTGGCGCCGGCGTCGGCAATGCTAGAGAACAGTCCGCTGATCGGGGTTTCGACCCCGCGGACATAGGCTTTATCTGCGGCGAAATTGATATCCAGGATGGCGGGGACGCCACCACCACGGAGAACGCTCTCGGGGGCGCCACGGCCGAAGACCGCGCGCTCCATCCACCGGCGGCGCTCGTGGCCCGCGTTGCGGTTTCGCCTCAGCGCACCCATTACCTGGGCGCTCCCACTATATACACGTTCATGGCTACGGCCGTACCCGCGGTCGCCCGGGGCCGGATGTAGAGTGGGTTCTCGACAATGAGCTTCATGCCGGCCGCGGTGAAGCTAAGGGCGGCTCCAGTCGGGTCGGTGAGGGTAAAGTAGTTGGTTCCGTCATTGGAGCCCTCGATAACGCAGGCGCCGGAGGTGGTGAAGTCCCCAGACACTTGCACAGTCCGGTCTGGGAACCTAGCCATGCTCACGGCGGCCCCTGTATCGGCCTCGGTGACCGCGAGCCAGCTCGTGATCATCGTGTTGTCGGGGTTAATGACGAGATGGGCGGCTATTGTGGACATTATGTCATCCTTGTCTCATTACGGGGAGGCTATCCCCATGTTCTGGTACCTTCATCCCCGGTGTTCCGCCCCCAATTGGGGACTTCGGGGGTGGAATTCGCCTTGTTGCGCCCCCAAAGTACCCCGCTTCGGCCTCATTTGTCAATACCGGGGACGCTTTTCCGCCCACTTTACCCAACGGGTACAGTACCGCGGCCCCATATGAGGCTGCATCGCCCGGATGTGAGTGCTTATCCTTGACCGCGACCCCGGAAACGAGCCCGGTTCGCGCGATGTGGTAGTGCCAACCCCCTCGGAGGGCGTGCCATAGGCAACCCGCCCGCTCCCGATCCACCTGAATGAGCCCCTTGCCCTTGATATTCCGCGTGAGCAGGGCCTGGAGGCTGGGTATCCGGTCGATTGGTTTCACTGGGCCGGACTTCCACGGGGCCGGGAGTGCCTGACGCAGTGCCCGGACGGCGCTCCGGGAGTAGGATGTCTGCTCTTTCTGCTGTCCGGCGGGGTCGCCGATGTGCATTCGGATCGGGCAGCCCAGGGGGCGGTAGCGATCCACCCATAGGGGCTTGGCCCAGTGCTCAATCAGTTCCTCAATGCCCTCTTCCTCGCCACAGTAGGCGTCTAGGAAGTTCAGGTAACCCAGGGGGGAGCGCTGGGCGACGAGGCAGGTGGGGTTGTGACCGAAGTCCCACATCATGTAGATGTCTTGGCGCGCGATGGGGGCGAGCCCCAGGGCCAGGTGTATCTTATCGGACCATTGTGGGGTCACGGTCTTGCCCACTTGCTGGAACCCGAACTCGCCATCCACGAACCGCCGCACTAGGTCGGGGCGGGTGGCGAAGGTATTCCGCATCTCTTCGTAGTATCGGATGGGGAGGTGGTGCAGGTTCTCGGGCATCGAGGGCTGCCAGATGCTATAGCCCTCAGTCCCGGGCTGGACGAATAGCCGGTAGGACCAGTGGGCCTCGTCTGGGTTGTTCTCGGCCAATTTCGCGCCGTACCACTGCATGTGCTGCTGCCTGAGGCGGCTCATGGCCATGGAGAAGATCATCTCATCCACACCGGTGGACCCCACGGCGGGGGCGGGCTCGTCAATCGCGAACCCCGCGAGCTCCCGGGACATCAGCTTCGAGCTGTCGTCGGCCGCGTCCATGCCCAGGAAGATCACATCACCCTTGGCAATGCCATCGTACCAGGTGAATGTCTTCTTGCTGGCGTTGTAATCACCCGCGACCCCGGGCGGGAACCACTGGAAGAAGGTCTTCTGGGTCGTGGACACCAGGTTCTCGAAGGTGTCCCGGATGATCGCCCAGCTCGCGCCGGGGTTGTGCCGGGTGTGGTAGAAGCAGGCCCAGGCAATCGCCGTGCTCTTGCCTTCACCCATCCTTGAGCTGAAGAGGTCTGCCTTCGACCTTGACTCGATGAAGTTCCTCTGGACGGGGTTGGCGACAAACTTAATCTTGTGGGTGACTGTCATCTTCCCCCTCGGTAGGTTTCGGCGGCTCAGCCTTCAGTAGGCGCTTCCGCGCTCGGTACTGGGCCACCACATAGGCCCGCTGGGCCTTGATCTCTGCCTCGCGCTCGGGCGTGTTGCGCTTCTCAATCCGCTCGCGCCGGGTCTTGGGCTTGACCGGGACCTCCGTGGCCTGCTTCTCGGCCCACTCGGTGGTGGTTAGCTCGTAGATGTTGGGGAATTCCGCGGTCCCGACTCCAGTTTTCATCTCGCCGAGGTCCAATGAGGTCGTAATTTGCACCGGAATTTGCACATTGACATTGTTCTGGCGGCTGTATACACTCGGGTTGCGCTTCTCTGCGCTCCACCGGAGCTGCTGCACCAGCATGTCGATCGCCTTTGCCTTGGGCGCGGTCATGACCTCGTCCTTGAGGCCGCGGAGGAGGGCTAGTGCCTCCTCCTCTAGCGCATACCCCGACACCTCCCGCGCCTTGGCGAAGGCTTGCGCGAGCGGCGGGGACTGGATCAGCCAGATGAGGAAGGTCTCTTTACTCGGGAACCCCTTCTGTGCCCCAATTTCATCCAGGCTCCGGCCCACGGCTAGGCGCTCGATGACCTGGAGGCCGATCTCTATGTCTGGTGGCGGGGCGAGGGACGACTCCCGTAGCTGGGTTACCTCACCCATTGGACCACACCCAGTCATTCGGGGCGACTTGCTTGGCCGTAATGTTCAGGTCAGACTTGGCGCGGCGCAGTGTGCGCTCACTTATGCCCCGGGCCGCGGCTTCGGTCAGGAGAGTGAGCGAATTCACGGGCCCTTGGCTCAGCCTCAGGGCCAGCCACTCTTCCGCGAGCTTCTTGGCCTTGGGCGTCCGGCTAACCCCGGCCTCAGTCGCGCCTGGAGGCTGCATGTCCCTGGGTACTCCCTCCCACTTGAATACCCCGTGGTCGTTGTCGGGGTGAGGGACTGTGGTGTATGGCAGGCCCTGGCCGGTGATACCGACTGTGCCCTTGATGCGTTGGATGTATCGCTGCCCGGTCTTGTCCCGGGTCGCGGTGATCTCGGACCTCGCGATGCCGGTGATGTCGATGCTCCCTAGCCCGGCCATCATTGAACTCTCGCCCGGGGCGCCCTTGCGCTTGTGGCGGCAGAGTAGGACGGCTAGGTTGTTCTCCATGGCCACCCCGCGAAGGTTCGAGCCCCAGTCCCGGGTCTCGTTCGCGCGGTTCATGTCCATGTCTTTGCCGACCCAGGCTTGCATGGGGTCGATGGAGAGTAGGGCTATGCCTTCGTCCCGGCATTGGTCGCCAATCTCCTTGGCCACCCGGGCGGTGATTGTCTCGCGGACGTCAGTGATCAGTACCCGCCTCAGGTCGGCGCCTTGGTTCTCGAGCCGCCAGACTATGGTATCATCGGCCGCGTCCTCGGCCTGCATGATCCAGGAGTTCACGGGCTCTCGATGGAGACCGGGAGGGTCCCCGGGGAGGGGCCGGCCCACCGAGAGCGCCGCGACTAGCTCACAGACAATGGTACTCTTTCCCACGCCTGGATCGCCTGTGAGTAGGTTGATCGCGCGTCGCTGGAGGAACGGCTTCCACAGCCAGTCGATCTCGCGCTTGGTGATTGTGTTGCCCCATCGTGCTCTGGGTGCCTCACTGCCTTGGCCCCTGGGCCTAAGGCTAACTATCTCCCCGTCCGCCATGTCACCCCCTTCAGGTGTTGTTGAGCGATCACCTTACACCGCGGGCGGGCAGACTGTCAAGCGCCATGAATTACACAGTACCTGCGACAAAAGCGCACATCCAGACTGTCAAACCCCTACCTATTGAATGTCTGACAGTCTGTCTACCCCCCTCACTGCGTGTCTGTCTGTCCTCGCAAGCGAGGGACAGAGCCCGCAGTACCCACCCCCCGGCTTCGCCAGGATGAGCCCTATATAGAGTGAGGGCGCGCCAGCGCCCGAACGACGGGGCGCGGTTGTCTGCACCCCCTGTGTGTCACGTGGCACTGTGTACTTCTGCATATGTTATTATTTACCCCCACACACCCGCTGCGGTGGGGCCCCGCCGTGCACCTCGCGGGCCCCGCACCCGGCCGGGGGAAACCCCCGGCGGCTACAACTCGTGTCAAGTAAATTAAATGTGATCAGTACACGGCGCAATGTGTCACAAGGGAAACGGGGTGGTCTGCGTTTAAACGCGGAGAGGCGCAAAGGGGAAGCGCCAAGCCCCCGACGCTAGCGCGTTGAAAGAACAAAGCAAGAACAAGAAATGCGGCCGATCACGCAATTGTGATTAGGAGCGTCACGCTGCGCGCAAACCATTAGCAGCGTTTAAACGCGAACCGTGCCATATCTAGCCCCGGGCAATGACGCCCAGAACTAGGAGCATGCACAAATGAGCAAGATCGCAAGCCAGTTTGCGGCCATGATAACCCGGGGCCCTGGCGCTTGGCACGTCTACGCCAAGCCCCAAGACAAGCCTTGGGAATACATGTGGTCCGAGGCGGGACGCGAGGACGCACACGACACAGTGCGCGAATTGCGGGCCCATGGTATCAAGGCCGAATGTCACTATTCCGACGCGGCCACTATCACCGAACTGTGCCAGTGGGTAGGCACAGTGATCCAACAGCTAAACGGAGGGCAGTGACATGAGCGCGAAGGCAATCAAGCACATCACACATGAGGCGTTCATCCAATCTGTGTTCTCCCTGGCACTAAGGCGCGAAGCCCTCACCAAGGCCGACCACAAGGCACTAGCGCATATCAAGCTAACCTACGGCACTGGCGCGGAGTCCGGGTTGCGCGGCGTGACGTGGTTCGACAAGTGGGACTGCGGCTGCGGGGCCGATGGCAAGCGGCTAGAAGGTCGCAAGCCCATCATCGGCCATCTAATCTGTCTGGTTGCCACGGGGCAGGAACACGTCTGTCAGTTGATCGGGACCACACTGCATGAACTGGCGCATGCCATGGCTGGCCCTGGCCACGGTCACGGGCCCGAGTGGAAGGCAGCTTGCGAGCGTATCGGCATACCGGGTTGCACCGTGCATTGCTCCTATGATTGGGGGCTATTCGACCCAGACCTAGTCCCCAAGCTCCAAGCCCTGCCCATCCCCAATGACGGCATGCCGCGAAGCGCTAGGCAGGTGGTTGAGGGCTTGCGGGCCAAGGGCGGGGCAGGGCTTCCCCCTGGCCTAGTCGCTGGCCCTCTCCCCGAGGCGCCCAAGCTTCGGCCTTGTGGCGCTGGCTTCGGCACTCGGGGCGGCACATCCCGGGGCCAGGGTTCGGGCTCGCGGCTACTGAAGTACGTCTGCGGCTGCAAGCCCAAGCCGGTCATTGTGCGCCATGCAGGGGCCGCAC